GTCTAGTCCAGACGAAGTAAAAAAATGGGCAAGTGAGCGTGAAAAGTCTTATAAATAATAACGATACCGATTATATAGGTAACACAAATACAATAATACGATTAATAAGGAGAATACGATTATGGATTTTGAAACATTAAAATCATCTGCCTCGAATTTCGATAAACTTACAAAGGCATTAGAGGCGAATGCCAATCCCGAAGAAAAAGATAACAAATCAAAATACCAAGACGACAGACTTTGGAAACCAGAGTTAGATAAAACTGGTAATGGCTATGCTGTTATTAGATTTTTACCTGCTAGTGAAGGCGAAGAAATGCCTTGGCAAAGAGTATGGTCACATGCTTTCCAAGATAAAGGTGGCTGGTATATTGAAAACTCTCTAACAACTCTTAATCAAAAAGATCCTGTAAGTGAAGAGAACACTAGATTGTGGAATACAGGTGTTGATAGTGATAAAGAGATCGCTAGAAAAAGAAAAAGAAAGTTATCTTATTACTCAAATATATTAGTAGTAAGTGACCCAAAACATCCAGAGAACGAGGGTAAAGTTTTCTTATTCAAGTTTGGTAAAAAGATATTTGATAAGATTGCTGAGACAATGAACCCAGCGTTTGATGATGAGAAACCAGTTAACCCATTTGATTTTTGGAAAGGTGCTAACTTTAAACTAAAAATTAGAAAGGTTGATGGTTATTGGAATTATGATAAATCCGAGTTTGAGTCTGTTTCGCCAATTGCTGAAGATGATAATGCTATCAAGGCAATATGGGCAAAACAACATGCTCTAAAACCTTTTGTAGATCCTAGTAATTTTAAAACCTATGATGAACTTAAAGAGAAACTGATTAGGGTAATTTCAGGATCACAAAACACAACAACAGTTGATAAAACGGACCTCCCACCGAAAGAAACTGAAACAGTTGTGAAAAGTCAGGAAGTTAAATCTTCACCGACAAGTGATGACGAAGATGATACTTTGTCTTACTTTAGTAAATTGGCGGAAGAAGATTAATCTTTTCTCTCTCGCTTTCTAACTTTGAGGGGTGTCGAGTAATCGGCATCCCTTTTTTTAAGCGTACTTATTTAAGTTTAGGAATGTATCGTCAAACGGTTTAGAACTATTAGCAGTTACTACTTGACTTGTGCTATTAGAAACCGTATTAACAGGTGCTGTAGTATTATTAACTACGATTGGTTGTGTTTCTTGTTCTATTGTTTCAGGTTTTATATCAAACTCTTTAGGTAATCCTTCTAAAACATTATCTTTCTTAATTTGAAAATCATCAATTAATTTATTTAACTTATCATTTTGCTCATCTAAATTTATAACAGTTTGTAGATTTTCATTTGAACCTTTTATCTCTTCGATTGCTTTTTTATCTGCTTCTGCTTGTAATTTAGGATCTACTTTGCCTTCACCAAAGTCAGGTTTTTCAATAAAGCCTTCATTAGCATCGGCTTGTACTTTAGCAACATCTTCTTTCTTAATCTTTTCTATCTCTACACCAGGTATCTTATTAATTAAACCTATGACACCATTGATAACATCAATAAAGAAATTTTTGATATTAGAAAATATGTCAACAAAGAAGTCTTTTATCTTACCAGGTATCTCTGTAATACCTTCAGCAAATTCTACTATCTTATCTTTAACAAATACAAAAGAATTTTTTATACTTAGGGCAAAATCACCTAGTCTTTCTTTTACAACATCAAAATTGGCAATTAAAAACTCAACTGCCTTTTTAACTAATACAAAAGCACCGATGGCTAATCCTATAACACCTACAACTTTAAGTATAGGTATCAATAATGGCGCAAAAGCAACAAGAGCAGCTAAACCTGCTATTACAATTCTTTTAGTAAACTGACCTAATGCTTTAATACTACCACCTAAACCTTTTGTTCTAAATATTTGAAATCCCTTTGCTACACCATTAAACACACCTTTTAAACCTTTATCAAATCTTTTAAAGCCATTAACTACAAAATTAAAAGACTTAGATACAGTATTGTTTACACCTTCTACTAAATTACCAAAGGTACTATCAAATAAGTCAGGTAGGCTTTTAACTAACTTTATAGCACCAGAAAAACCATCTATGACTAAAGTAAGTGTTTTTTGAACTTGTCGAGCAACGTCTATGAGAGGTTGAATAACTGGTATTAAAAAGTCAGGTGCTCTATCATTTAAAGCATTTTCAAAATCATCTAAGAAACCACCGATACGTTTATCAAATCTACCACTTCTACCTGTAAATAGTTTCTTTTCTTCTTCTATTAATGCTCTTCTTTCTTGTAAATTTTGTATTTCTGCTATTAAGGATTGTTGTTGATTTTTGTTTAGTTTTAAATTACCTTGTTGAAACTGTCTAATCTTTTCTAAATTATCTTTTTCTTGTTGTCTTATTTTTTTCTCTTCAGAAATTATTAAATCTTTTTTCTTATTAATTTGTACCTCAGTTAGTAATCTATTTCTAACTTGTATCTCACCTGTTTTTTTATCTCTAACTATTTCTGTCTCAGTAAATATATTCTTTTCTCTTAACTTAGCAGCCTCTTCTTCTTTTGCTTGTCTCTCGGCATTTAATTTACTTCTTACTTCATCTAATTTTTCTGCCGTTTCACCTAGATCACTAATTCTTACATCAAAATTTTCAATAAATTTGTTTAAACCTTCTAAACTTTTATCTATCTTTTTTCCTGTACCTGTAGTCAATGCTCTCTCAAAATTATCAACTTGCTCTTTTGTATTTTTAGTTATGTCAGGCATAACTGATTTAAATACAGCAGTTAATGATGAGTTAACTTCTTTTGCTACTGATTGTTCTAACTCTTTTTTAGTGATCTCTGCCATTATTTGCTACTTTTTTTACTTGATCCTGTATACAGACCGAACCATGCCGCCCCAGCACCTACTACTATTGAAATAAGTCCTGATTGTTCCATAGTCGGACTAGGTAAATTCATATACCAAATCACGCATTTATATAACAAAACAATGTATGTTGTGATGAAGACTCTAGGAAATATACGCCAACTATCTACGGCTCTTGCCATATGTATTATTTTAGCATATGGATTAGGTCCTAAATCTTTTACGCTAGTGTCAACTTCTAAGTCAACTTTTACTTTTTTACTGACCTCTTTTGTGTCAGCAGGTACTACTATTTTATCCTCAGCCATTATGTTTTTGCCTCTCTGCTTCTGCTTTTCGTCTTTCGTTTTCTTCTTTTATATGTTGTTCTAACAAATTAACATAAATGTCTCTTTCCCAAGGCATTAATGATTCAATCTCTCTTAAACTATATTTATGATGTTGAATTAGAGCAAAATTAACATTAAAGGTCGCCTCTAGGCTGTTGTGGGAGAGGCTGATCCGAAAAAATCTTGTATCCCTTGTAAAGTTACTTTACTCTTAACTTTAGTCTTAGGATTCTCTATTTCTACTTCATGTTTAAGTTTAGGCATAGTTTCAAAGAACTTTCTAAACTCATCAAATTGTTTTTGCGTTAGACCTTCAACAAATTTATCTAACTCTTCTTTTGTTGAATCTGAAGCAGGATATACTTTATCACCTTCAAAAATGTGGTCAATACAATTAGTCAACACTTTAAACAATGTCTTACTGTCTGCCTTTAAGTCTTCACCCACGGACACTGTATCAACTGTTGGGTATGTAAATACCACACCTAAATTTCTTGCTTCGTCTATTATTATTTTGTTAGTGTGTGTCTCGTCAACATGTACCTCAACTTTAGATAAATCTATCTCTGTTTCAGCATATGTTTGTTTGTCATCAGGACACAACATTTTAAATTTTGCTACTTCACCTACAGACTTAGAACGTATTTGTAAAAATACATATTCTAAATCAAAAATAGGTAACTTACTAGCGTCTATTTTATCGAATGTACAAGCACTTACTATGTTTTTAATTGCTTGTATCATGTCTTTTTGACTTCCTGTTTCGGATGCCATTAAAAGAACTTTTTCCTCTTTTACTAGAAACGGTCTATACTTGACTTGTATATCTTGTGATGGCAAGGTCAACTCATAAGTAGGCGTTTCAATTATTGGTAAAGCCATTATATATTCTCCTTATATTATATATTTAGTGGTGGTACTTTGAATGGTGGGAAGACTCTTCCGCCTGTTACACCACCGATAGGTACTCTTCTTCTTACATCATTGATTAATTCTCTGCCTGCTCTTCTAATTTCAGGTGGTAATTTTGATAATAAACCACCGAATATACCACCTCTTTGTTCTTGTTTGTGAGCATAGTATTCTGGCTGCCCTATCTTTATGTCGCCAGCTTTATCTAAGAAATAATTAACCCAATATCTAAATTCAAATGTAACTTCAAAAGTTTGTAACTGATTTGATTCAGCATGACCATATGATACAGGACCTATTGTTTTAGGAAAGCAATCATATAGTTTAACAGCGTATGTTATGTCATCACGCTCTTGTCTACTAGCAAATGAACCTAATTGAAATATATTTACATCTGCTACATAGTTATCATAATACTCGTAATTGTGTGACTCAGCAGAAAAAGCAGCCCTTTGCCACATTTCAAAATATGTTCTCTCTCTTAAAAACTTATCAGCATAAAATGTTGCTGTAATAGGTGCTGAAGTATAATCATAAACAAATTTTCTTCTAGGACCATTATGTTTAACTTCTTTCATTGTAGCTGTTCGGTCAGGCATACTAATAGCACTACAAAAAGCATTAACTCTTCTACCTGATTGTTTTTGAACAGAGTGACGATCAAATGCTGAAGAAAATCCTCCTTCAGAGGCTAAATCTTGTACTCTCTTCCATCTCTCTTT